TTTATTAAAAATCCTAGCTGTGCTGGTTTGAATCCATAGGTTGTAAATTGATGAAGTAGGGGCTGTATCACCAAAATACACACTCGCTGTTGGAAAAGTTAAATCTGTAATGTCGGACATTACATGGGTATGCCCAACGGCAGCTTTAGAGTCTAAAGCAGCCTGTAGTCCCGTTGTATCTCCAATAACATGAGAATGTGTGCTGTTCGCTTTTAAATTCAGTGAGGACTGTAAATTTGTAATCTGAGAAATCGCGTGGCCGTGCGTTGTAGCCGCTGCGTCTAAAGCCGTTCTGCCCGCCGCAGCATCGGCTGAAGCTAAAACAGACCTGCCTAAAGCGGTGCATGGAATTTCTTCTACTATTCCCGCCCCGGCTGTTGACCTACCCAAGAGTCGATCTGTTGCAGAAACATTCTGCATTTTGGCGTATGTTACCGCCCCGTCAGCTAATTTCGCCGTGCTTACGGCTCCATTATCAATAGTCCAAGTTGCCCCAGACCCTGATACCGTGACATCGCCCTTGTCTCCATCCGAAACTCCGCCTGTTGAAGAAAATGTCAGCGAGTTATTTACAGAATCGGCGGCGATAGTGACGCCGGAACCTGCAATGAAATTGGCTGTGTCGAGTCCTGTTGCGGTGAGTCCGGGCTGACCGTTTACCTCCCAATACTTAAAGGTGGAGTTCATTTGAACCTTGGCATTACCACCGCCAAGGTCAGTAACATCAAAGCCAGAGTCTTCGTCAAAGCGTAGACCTGTCACATTAGTAATCGCTCCAGTATAGCTTCCGTTTGTCAGAACTTTGCTAACGGTGATGGAACTTCCCCCGCCACCACCGCCCGAGGAAAGCTCCAAGAGCGATAAATCGCTCTGAAGAACATAAACCTTTCCAGTTCCACTTACAGAGCATACCTGCCCTGCATACGCCGTGCCGTTTGACGCCGCGTAAGTTTGCAACTCGGCGAGAGTCGCAAACACGCTAGTCGCGTCTAGGGCAAACGCATCAAGGCGTTGGTAGCCTTTCGGAACCGAAATTGGCGAAGGCGCAGGCATAGCTTTTTACAGCCTTAGTCCGGGATTTCAACCCATGTGTTGCTGTAATACTCGTAGGCTGTCATCGTGGTGGTATTTACCCAACGCTGGCCGCTTTCAGGAGTAGCAGGAGCAGCATCGCTGTAAACCACCTTGACTTGCTTGCCATCAAGGTCGTCTTGCAATCCAGTAATATCTGAAACATCAAGAACAACAGCGCCCACATGACCAGCAACGCTAGTGACTTCGCTTGAGGAAATCTCGGCATAAACCGATCCGCCCCATCGGTAGGTTTTAAGCGTGTCAATCGCAATGTATATTTTCCCTGTTTCCCCCGCAGCAGGGAAGCTGGCCAAATTAGCGAACTCTAAAACATCGTCCACATAACTAGGTAACTGCGTAGATGGCACTTTGCCATCTACAAGGTCTGCCTTGCCTGCCAATGCGGAAGTAAGTCCTGTGACATCTGCCACTCCAGGGGTTGCCCCCACTTGAGTTAGACTTTTGTCAGTGCGAATAATATAAAGTAGACCCGTGTCTTTAACCGCGCAGACTTGGCCGGCGTAAGCTGTGCCGTTTGAGGCGGCAAAGGTTTGTAGCGCCGTGAAGTTGTCAAAAACGCTGGAAGCATCAAGTGGGAAATCGCCAAGGCGTTGGTAGCCTTTTGGAAGTGAGATAGGTATAGCCATATAATTTTATTTTAAGTTGTTAGATTGTGACCGTGTAGGTAGCTGCGGAGCCGAATGGAATGCTCGGGCGATAGGTGAAAACACGGTAATTGATAGGAGCCGCGCTGTTTGCGCCCTCCACGCTCACCGTAGTTTCCGTGAATGTGTCCTTAACCTCCGAGTTACCGACTTCGACATACTTAACGGAGTTAAGAGTCCGCAACGAAGCAGGGTAAGCGATGGTGATCCGGGTTGATCCGGCTGGGATGTTCAGCGTGAAGGTCGATCCGTTAACATGACCAAGGACGCTGTTCGCAATGGAACGCACAGTTGCAGAGGTTGCCGCCGCGCTTGTCCCTGTATCCGCGCCGTAGAACGAAGCTCGGCGCGGCGTAAAGGTAAGCGTAGAGCTTGTCTTTGTCCCGGCTGGAATTGGTGTGCCGCTTGAATCGCCGAGGTTATCATAGCCTTGATTCCCCTGCCCGTAATCCGCTTCGGCTGTAAATAAAGTGTTCGCGAGAAGTTGGAAGTTGGCAGAATAGTTTGCTGGGGTGCTGCCACTTGTTGTCTGTTCAACAACTCCATCCATTTCAACGCGAAATTCAGTTGCATTTCCAGCATCGCCCTTGCTCCAATTAGAAACAAGTGTAGCAGAAATATTAGTGCCGATTTCGGGATTTGTGGTTGCGGATGTGGTTAGGGATAGCGTAGGCTGCGCGTAAGTATAAGGAACGCGAAGTTGAAGCATGTTTTTAAGAACTGCTTCAAGTGGTGTTCCTACAGGAATAACGCTCCCGTCATTGTATGCACCTTGACTAACGGCCTTGACCGTGAAATTGGCACTCATTGCGCCGGCTCCATCAAGGGCTGTATCGAGTCCAATAATATCAGTTGGAGCTAGTGTAACTGCTCCTGTTTTCCCAGCAACTGATTGCACTGGCGCATCAGCGGACGCCCTAGATGTTGTGTAATAAAGATTCGTGCTTCCCTCTGGAACATCATCTGTTGTTCCTGGGGAGGCGGAAATCTCTACATATACTGAGCCACCCCAACGATATGTTTTTCCAGTTGTTAGATCAACATAGATTTTATCAGATTCACCTGTAGCCGGAAAAGCGGCCAAGTTTACATACTCCAAGACATCATCGACAAATGATGGAAGTTGCGAGGCTGGAACTTTGCCGCCCCCGTCAAGCGTAGCGTAGCTTCCAGCCGGCTGTAGCCCCGCAAGTGTAGTTGTAAGATTAGTAATCTCGCTAATCGCGTGGGTATGGCTTTCGGGCGGAAATTCAGTTGGCTTACCTGTTAGATCACCCCACGCCGGAGGAATAGGAACAGCGTCCCAAGCGGTTCCATTGAATTTCCAACGGCGGCTGTTGATCGCGGGCTGATCCAGCGGAGGATAAATGTCGTTGAGTGTTGGGTTTGTAGGGAATGTAATCATATTTTTTTTTGTTGAGTTTTAGCTGACTGTTTCAACCCATGCCCCGCCGAGAAACTCGTATACGCGAAATGTGGTTGTATCTATCCATCTGTCTGATTCTAAAGGTGATGTTGGTGGGGTTGCATTGTAATGTGTTTTTTTTGCAAAGGTTCCTTCGCCAGCAATAATTACATTTGTTGTAACCCCTTGTTTTTCGACTCCGAGATAGAAATTTTTATTTTGCTTGTCATACAAAAGCTCTCCGTCACTCAATAGCGGTGGCGTTCCATTGCCTCGCCGGATTCGGAGTGTTGGTTGTTGCATAAATGATTTTAATTTATTGCCTGCTTATTTTTTATGGCTCTTTCCAAAGCTGTTTTTTTGTCGTGCAGGTATGTTTTTAATTCTCTGGCGGCGACATATCGCGCCCTTGCGAACTCAAGCCCGGCTCCCGTTGTTTCAGGATTGATAATGGCCGAGTGCGAATTATCGAAAAGTTGTTGGAAGTATGGGGCCAATTGCTTTTGAAAATCTTCATTTTCAATCAACCTGTTAATACTCTCAAGCGTGGCGATTTGTTCTGAAATTTCCATATCATTCAACCCTTTCTGGCGTTGGCATCATTTGGCCGTCCTCTATAGGCTCGTACTCTTTTTCTTTGGCCGGAGGCGTATAAGTCGCTGGAACACGAGGTACGCTTTCTTCTGGTGCTTCGCTTTCTTGCGGTACTTCCAAGGAGTTCGGGTCGGCGGCAGCTTGTTGCTGTTGCATCTGCATTGCGGCAAGAGCCTCTGGCGGAGGCATGATTGCAAGAGCGGCTTCCGCCGCCATTGCTTCTGCGCCAAGTGCCTTATCAACATCCTCGATTCCCATTGTTTGCAGAATGCGGTAAATAATCGGGCGAATCCGCACTTTGGGTTCAGGTGGCAACTGCTCGTATCCAATGAGAATATCGAACGCCTGCTTGTGAGCCTCAACAACATCGCTGTCCTTGCTGTTTGAGAGCAGCATTTTAACTTGGTAATGCAATTGCGAGAAGTCTCGATTCTTGCTCAAAAGATTTGCGGCGTCTTCTCCCATCAAACGCTCCGCGTCATAGGCGTTATAGTTTTTCAGCGTAAGCGCAACGCAGTCTTTTAATACCGCCTCAAAACCCTCAATAACATCAAAAAGCATATTCTTAAGAAGAACATTTGCTACACGATCAAGTGAGCGAATGCCGGTGGCGAGGCTTGCCGCTGGCAACCCCGCCAATCCATGATCGCCCGCGCTTACGATTCCTGCTTCAAGTTGAGTTACTTGCATCAACATATTCAGCAAGTTTTCTGAAGCATTTGAATCATTAGGGATCGTCACAACTTTAAAAACATCGTCTGCCGAAAATCCCTCTCGAAGCCTGTATGTTTTGTTTGTGCCAAATTCAATCGGCTCCCCGGCCATGCCTTCCTCGGTAGCCATCGGATTTTCGATTTTAATGTTGCCAGAAAGACTTGCCGCCAAATTCACGCGGTTGATGAACAGGTCGCAAAATTTGTGCCGGTCATCAAAAAGCTCGTAGAACCCGGTTCCATACCAGCGGTGTGGGACAGGCTCCATGCGAATCACTCGCAGAGGCCGTTGGCCAGTAGGCGAAACATTGTCGAGATAATCGTATGCTAGTATCTGGTCATTTTTTGTATCGACCAGCAAAGCGATTTCATCAGCAATCCCATCGTCAGTTAAGACAACCCGCATATAGACTTCTGCAAGTTCGCATATAGGCAATGCTTCTTGGCTTCTAGTTTCTTCTCCGCGAAACATTTCTGCCTTCATGCTGTATTGCCCGCCTTCGCTGGATGCGCTTGAACGCATTTTTTTAATCGCCTCTTTAGCTTGCAGGCTGTCTTTAACTGGCATTAACATGGCAATGACGCGATCTAGTTCCATGTCCATGCGGACAGCTACAAAGTCAGACGAATGAATATCTTTTTCGGTTGTGTTGCAAACAAAGTCCCTGTGGTCAATACAGCTAGACTCTAACCCCTCAAAAGTAGTACGGAAATAGTCGTATTCCATTTCTTCCCAAATCGGTGCTTCGTCCTTCTCAATCCGAACTCGCCTGTCCCTTGAAAGAACCATTGCATCGCCGTCTTCTGCCCAAATATCATCCTGCCGAACAAGGTTTCCGTCACGCGCCCTAACAGGCCAGCCTTCTCGTACTAAAATCATCCCGCGCTTTTTGCTTCTAGAAAGTCGCTTTTCCCATGTGGTT